TTGCAGCATACCACTTTATTTGCTTGAAATAACTTTTTATTTCTGGTTTACTTTCCCAGCGTCATTTAAGATGATGCTGCAGTCATGTTATGATTTTCTCGCCGCACTTGACCCTTGGAACTATATCATTAGTCAATTCAAGTGTGCACCTCCTCAGACATGGCTCTTTTTCTTTGAGCAACCACAATCTCGCTATTGTTTCCTTGTTAATCGTCTCAACGGAGTTCAACCCGTTTTGTCGACTCTCGATGCTCGTCTTCTCTTGTTCTTCACTTTTGCTAGTCTTGTCTCGCTTATCATATTGATTTACTTCTCATTTGGAGTTAATTGTCAAATGCGCGTTCAGGAGTTTGTTATGTCATATTTGTTACCTTTTTCAACGCAACCTGCCTTAAAACCCGAAATAATCCGGTCGCGGTTCATGTCTCAACCAATAGCCAAGCTTAATTTAGTTCCAGATCATACACACGCACAGAGTGCTGGTGATCGCTCTAGAGCTTCGGCCTTCATTGATGCATTTGGGCCTGTGCTTGGGTTAGTTCCCTTTTTTGTTCAAACTTCTCGCTCTGATGAGAGGAAGGGACGAATGGGTAGCAGAGTACCGTTTTGGTCAAAGGACTTAAATACACACCCCGCGCCATTTTCTCCGCCCGCAAACCCCCTGTTTGCGATGGTGGATGTAGATCATCATGTTGATATGCCCTCCTTTCTATGTGATAACTTCGCCCCGTTGATTATGTACACTTTTCAACCTAGTTCTGTGGCTCGTATTTCTAGTGAGTATTGTTTTACCTTCAATGCTCGCAACGAGGTCACTTATCGTGTAACTGGTGGCGGCTGTTATCATCACATGGTTTGGAGTTATGCCCCTGATAATATACTAGTAGTTAAAACATTCTGTTTTGTGCCTTACAAGATTGCAAGTTATTGCGTTGACCGTCGTTGTACGTCGGAAGATCATGAGATTGTTTTGTTAACACCTTTAGCTCTATGGACTGGTTTTAAATCCGTATTGGTTCGCATGTTTCTTAGTGGAGTGCCTTTGGAGCGACTGCAAGTCGCCAATGGCAAGTTTACCCGCATGCTAGTTTTTACCAAGAAAGATGGCCTTGTGATGTCAACCGGACATGTTGACTCATATGCCGTAGCTAATGTTCCTGCTGATGTTGATGAAACTCTTTCTACGATAGCACGCTCATCGAAATATGATCTTTCTTTGCCACAAGCCACTTCCCATACTGAGGGAGATAAAGTAGCCGGCGCTGTTGCCATGGATTATCATCGGTCCCAACAGCTTGAGGTGAAACCCCCTGTGGTTTGTCCTGTCTCTGAATCAGTCAGAGCGTATCATTCCAATCCTGTTACCTATGATCCTAGCGATAAGCTTCTTCTGCGTCCGTTTATGAGACCGTTTTTGTTAGATTGTTTTGTTCCAACGAACACACTAGCAACTGAGGAGAACGCTGTTGCTGAGAGAGTAGTTAACGTGCGACCAGCTGAGTTGCCGCAGACACCTTTCATAACTATGTGTTTGAAAGAGTTTGTTGAGTTTTTAATCCCTTTGTCCCACCAATTGTCACCAGTTGATTATGACTACCTTATGAGACATCAGACAAGGCCTGCACAGCGTAGGATTATTGAGGTCTCACAAGGTTTAGACCCAAATCGCATATGTGAGTCCTTTCTGAAGAAAGAACCCTATGTTGATGTTAAACCTGGGCGTCTAATCTCTAAGATAAATGGACCAGACAAAGTGCAATATTCACTCTTCATTTATGCGCTGACAGAATGTGTCCTTAAGCTTCAGGAATGGTATGCCTTTGGCCGATCTCCACGTGAGATAGCTGAGCGCATTGCAAAGATCTGTCAAAATGCTTCTTCCCATGTTACCAATAGCGATTTCTCCAAGTTTGATGGGCATTGTTCAAACCTTGTTAGAGACTTAGAGCGTATGGTATTGTTGCGAGCGTTTCGACATGAGTTTCATGAAACACTAATAGATTTACACGAATCCCAATACAGATTGAAAGCGTACACAACACGCGGTGTTAAGTATGACACTTGCTATGCACGCTTATCTGGATCACCCGAAACCTCGACATTTAACGGTATAACTAATGCCTTCGTATCCTATCTTGAGAGAAGGAGTGTGCGCGAAGATGGTACTTGTTATACTGCAGAGCAGGCTTGGAATGCATTGGGAATCTATGGTGGAGATGATGGCGTAACAGCGGACGCTGATAGTAGTACATACGTTCGCGCTGCAGCAATGATTGGACAAGTTTTAACAGCTGAGCAAGTTTTTCGTGATACATTGGGAGTCAAGTTTTTGGCCCGTGTGTATTCCCCTTTCGTCTGGCAGGGAGACGTCAATACCTGTTGTGACTTACCTCGACAATTAACCAAATTGCATGTTACGGTCAATCTAGCGCCGAATGTTACACCAACGATGAAGTTGTTGGAGAAACTTCGAGCCTTTTGGTTGACTGATTCCAACACGCCTTATATTGGTGAGCTAACCGAGCGCGGACGCTTCCTTCTTCAGTCTGATTATGTAACTGATGAACGAACAGCACAAATACGCCCTTGGAACTCTGAGTTGCCACGTGAGAAACAATATGTTAATGATGCAGCTGACTGGATGATGGAATATGCGCAAAGTGTGCTCCCAAATGCGAACCGAAAGCTTTTCTTAGAATGGTTAAACTCCACTAAATCCTTAGAAGACCTGCTCTCACCTCCTACTTTACAAGAGGAAACGCCTGCCAAGCCAAAGGATCCAGTTGTCGTGAATGGTGAAGAACTACCACGACGTAATGTCAGAACACAGCGTAAGACGCCTTCTGACCCTGTTGAACGTACTCCTGAGGAATTTGAGAGATGGAAAGCCGAGAAAATCAAAGCCGGAACCTGGGTTGACAAGAAACCCTCTGATGTTTCAAGCCCTTTACCAAATCTGTCGGAAGAGCAAATTAAGTCGCTCCCGCAGTCAGAGAAACCTAAGCCTCGTAAGGCCCAGCGTGAAAAACGTGAGAAGATTGATGTGTACACAACACCCGAAGAACAGAAGAGACAAGATGATCTTAAGGCTGCTGGGCATCCTTCCTATCAACCTGGTGGAAAACCAGCATGGAAAGACCGCCCTAAGCCGGATTACTCCAAACCATTGCCCAAAGGCAAAGAAGAAGCTAAGTCAGCAAAACCTGAACTGAGGTTCAGTTTTGATGAAGCCTCCTCTTTGGGTTTAAATTTTGGTTTGCCTCCTCCTGTTGCTGTTTCTGGTACACCACAAGCAGAATCACTCAAGACTTTGAACGCCCGGTTGTCCGCTCCAACGAGCCTTAATCCCCCGCCAATTGTTGGGGGGGTTAAGATTTAGGGTCCTTATCTTTGCGCACTCAAGGCGGGTGGGCTTGGCCACCCGAGTTTATTGAAATTTTTAACCTTTTGTGCATGAACTTAACAACTAATGCAAACCCTGCTAACCAACGATCTGGGAAGACCGCGCGTCGCCGTCGCCAACGATCGAAAGCCGCGGGCCAGCAAACACAGGCAGGAGCAAAGAAAGCTCAACAACCTACACAACAGAATCCGTCAAGGCAGCCTCGTCAGGGGCCCAGGCGGCGTCCACGAGGTCGCCGAGGTGCCCAAGCGCCTTTAGGACGTGATCTTTTTGGTTTTGGATGGGAAGAAAAGTCAGGAATGACTGGCGTTGGTCAAACACGCTCCATTCGAACCTCAAAACGTGATATGGTTATTGAAGAGTCTGAATTTGTTTCTGCTGTTACTGTAGCTGGTCAGCCGAACTTTAACAATAAAGCTTACCCCATTAACCCTGGACAATCCGCACTTTTTCCCTGGTTATCTACGATTGCGAAGCAGTTCGAAAAGTACCAGTTTGAAAAGCTAACTTTTGTATACAAGAAAGAAGTTTCTGAGTATGCAACTGCTGGCCAAACTGGGAAAGTCATCATGAGTGTTGACTTCGATGCTGCTGATCCGCCTCCCGGAACTAAACAACAAATGGAGGACACAATTCCGCATGCTGATGCTATGCCTTGCCAATCTTTCTCTTTGCCTTTGGCCCCTCGAGATCTTGCACCTACCGCGACTGATGCTAAATTCGTTCGCGTGGGTGGCCTACCAGGAGCTACTGACATTAAGACATATGATGTTGGCAATTTGAATGTAGCAACACAGGGAATTACGTCCAACTCTGAAGTTGGAGAACTTCATGTTGTTTATCGCGTTCGATTGATGAAACCTATCCTTGAAAATCTTGCTGGAGCTCCCGCTAACAATCAAGTTACGCAGTTTATCTCCTCAGCTGGAGAAGTCCTTACAACTGCGACCGATTATCAAATCCTTTTCGCTGATGTTACTTCCGCCGATGGGTTTGCTAACGGGTTGAACATTGTTAACACCGCTGGGTCAATGGTTCCCCCTCCTGGTAACTATCTTGTTGATGTTATGGTTTATTCTGTCAACTCCGGAAATGGAACAGAATGGGAAATGACACTCGAAAAGAATGGCGCTGCTTATCCGTTGGGATGCGTCTCTATCGTTGTGTTGCCCTCCGGAGCTAATGGCCGTATTACGAATAATGCCACTGCTTTTGTTTCTGCTAACGGTACTGATGCTTTCACTGTCATCCAAGGCAACAATTTTTCCACAGGATCGTCAACTATCTATGGATTAATTCGTTGGACTGCTGTTTAGATGCAACCAAGTCCCTGGGAAGGAAAACCCCTTGATAAAACCCGTGAGTGGTCAACACGTTTAAAACCCTTTTTATAGAAAATTTTACCTGCTCACTAGTGGGAACCGATTCGGCTGCTTGGGAATTAACCCGTAAAATTATCCGGTTGTGGATAATCAAGCGCTC